AATAGTACAAGGTACTAAATTAGTAAACTATTCGTATGTAATATGATATAATAGTATTAAGAAAGGGGCGAGGCTATGAATACTATTTACCCTAAGATAAAAAAACTATTGCGTGCTCTCAATATGCGTGGAGAAATTTACATGCTAAACAAAGAACAACTATACAGTGAAAAGATAGGCAAGGTATGTACTATAAACGTATTGAACCGTCTTACTCCGATTGAAGAGTATAACGCTACACACATTAAAAAGAAAAATGAAGATAAATATGATTTCGTAAAAGAGAAGATTATAAGTTCATTTAAAGAGATAGATATACTACTTGAACTAGTAAGAATATATAAAGAAGTTGGTGTAAAATGAAAAAGAAAGGTAAAAGTGATGAAATAACGATAAAAAAAAGGATGTTTGCCGACAAATATATTGAGTTGGGGAGTGCTGAAAAAGCCGCATTGGCTGTAGGATATAGTAAAACGTACGCTAGAGCTAGGTCTTATAAGCTATTGGAGGATGTCGGCATTAGTCTATATATAGAAAACAAGATGAATGACATTAGCAAACCAACGATAGCCAAGGCGGAAGAAGTCCTTGAATACTTAACTCGTGTAATGCGTGGCGAAGAAAAGGACCAATTCGATTTAGATGCACCATTATGTGAAAGAACTAGGTGTGCAGAGGACTTAGGTAAGCGTTATAAGTTGTTCACGGATAAGTTAGAGATATCTGGTAAGGTTAATATATCGGAGGTGTTAAAGAAAGCTAGGGAGCGTGTAAAGGATGGCAAGTGATGAAGATCAACTCATAGAGTTCTTAGCAGAGTTTACACACGATCCGTTAGGTTTCGTATATGCCGCATTCCCTTGGGGCGAAGGTGAACTAAAAGGAATGGATGGACCCGAAAAGTGGCAATGCGAATTGCTCGCTGATGTACGAGATAAAATTAAAACGCCAAACGATATTGTTCGTGAAGCAATTGCGAGTGGCCATGGTATTGGAAAGAGCGCATTAGTGGCGTGGATGATACTATGGGGTATATCAACTTATGAGGACACACGAGGCGTGGTGACGGCAAATACGGCAACTCAGCTTGAAACTAAGACTTGGCCTGAACTAATCAAGTGGCACCAACGTTTTATAGGCAAGATCTTATTCGAGGTAACAGCGACAGCAATATTCTCCATTGATGGAGATCACGCAAAGACTTGGCGCATCGATGCAATTCCTTGGAGCGAGAACAATACAGAAGCATTTGCCGGGCTGCATAATCAAGGCAAGCGCATCTTAGTTATATTTGATGAAGCATCAGCCATCACGAATCCTATATGGGAAGTAGCAGAGGGAGCCATGACAGATGCAGACACAGAGATTATATGGTGTGCGTTTGGAAATCCTACGAGAAACAACGGCAGGTTCTTCGATTGCTTTCATAGGTTGAGGGCATACTGGCGTAACAGGCAGATAGATAGCCGGACAGTACGATTCTCAAACAAGAAGACAATTGCTGAATGGATTGAACAATGGGGAATAGACAGCGATTTTGTAAAGGTTCGTATACTTGGGCAGTTTCCATCGGCATCAGCTAATCAGTTAATATCTATGGACATTGCAGAGAGCGGACGTGGTAAGCATTTAAACACATGGCAATATGATTTTGCACCTATTATAATTGGCGTTGATCCTGCGTGGACTGGCGGCGATATGACGGCAATTGTATTACGCCAAGGGCTAAGGTGTTCTATTATAGCGAAGATACCACGTAATGATAATGATTTTGTCATTGCGCAGGTGATAGCACAGGCAGAAGATAAGAACAAAGCCGATGCTGTTTTTATCGATTTAGGCTGGGGACAAGGAATATACAGTGCAGGTAAGACAATGGGTAGAAATTGGCAGCTAATAGGGTTTGGAGAGCGTAGCCCCGAACGATCATACTTGAATATGCGTGCCTATATATGGTGCAAAATGCGTGAATGGTTGAAAGAGGGCGGTGCTTATCCAGACGATCAACAAATGTACGATGATTTAACAGGACCCGAATTAAAACCTAGACCCGATAATGTGATACAATTAGAGAGCAAGGAAGATATGAAGAAACGCGGTGTAGCATCACCAAACTTAGCAGATGCAATTGCCATAACGTTTGCTAGAAATGTGGTTAAGAAGGACAGCAACATCAATCATATGGGAAAAGATGGCATGTATTATGCAAATGGTGGTAATATGTACAAAGGACAAAGTAATTTGAGGAGGTGATAACATGTGTTTCAACGTAAAATCTTCGGGATCATCCGCAGTAACAAGCGCAGCACCAACCACAGTTAACACAGGTGCAGATGAATCGATCACGTCAGCACAGCAGGCTAGCGCTAAGAAGCAGAAGAACGCGCAAGGGTATGCATCAACTATTCTTAGCGGAACAACAGGTGGTCTTAACTCAGCTAGTGTCAGCAAAAAGAATCTATTAGGTCAATAGGAGGTAAACATCATGTCACCCATAACAGCCGGATTATTATCGTATTGGAACACCAGCGGAAATTTTTTTGACGTAATAAGTTCTATAGCCGTGATATTAATATTTCTGCTAATAACTATATCTAGTACTGGGAGGAATAGAAATGGCAACTAAACACCCGGGGTTTGCAGCAGTCAGCAACAAGATTGCTCAATCGTACATCAAAAAAGGTATGAGTAAGGAAAAGGCTAAGCAAGTAGGCGCAGGGGCGGCGGCAAATGCTGCTAGAAATGCAAGTAAGTCAGCGAAGAAAGCAAACCCTAATCTTAAACATGTAAAGGGGAAATAAATCATGAAGATGGCTATACTGTTGTCGTTTATAAGTTTTTCACTTGCGATACTTGTTGTATGGTTATCAGATAAATACTGTAGTAAAGAGAGGTGATAACTTGAAATGGCAAGGACAAAACGCAATACCAGTCGAACGAAGCGAACTAAATAAGCTACACAAACAATTGTTCGATATTCAAACCAGCGGACACTGGCAACGAACATGGAAAGACATACGTGACTTCATCAATCCGAACCTAGGGTTCTTTGAAGAGGATATGCCAAACTATGGTGACAGGAAAGATAATCAAATGTTAACAAGCAAGCCACTCCTTGCTAACAACATACAGGGCGCAGGAATGCAAGACGGTATTACATCACCTTGGCGACCATGGTTTAGACTCACCATACAAAACGTAGGGCTATCAGAGAACCAAGACGTTAAGGTGTGGTGTGACTATGTAACGCAGATCATGACAGATATTATTTCACGGTCAAACTTCTATGATAACAGCGAAGAGTATTACAAGGAACTTGGCGCAATGGGTACCGCTGCCATGATGACAGAAGAGGATCCAGATACAGGAGTTTACTTTAGGACGTTTACCGCTGGAGAATACGCAATAGGAACAGACCACAGGAACCAAATCAATAGATTCGCTAGGTTATTGCGTATGCCTGTAGCCGAGATAGTTTCAAAGTTTGGAATTGATAATGTTCCTGCTACTGTTAAGATGATGTTTGACAATAATACCATTGAAAAATACATGAACGTTAAACATATAATCTTACCAAATCCAAACTATAAGCCTAAGAGTTTAATCAAGTGGGCAATGAAGTATATATCGTTCTACTGGATCGATGAATGTAAGGATGAATACCTTAGTATTGATGGATACCATGAATTTCCTGTAGTATGCTCAAGATGGGCGGTGCGCGGTGCTGACATATACGGTCGCTCGCCGGGATGGTATGCGCTGGCTGATGCAAAAGAATTGCAGTCGTTAGCACTAGATGCATCAGAAATTAGAGCAAAGACAGCGAATCCTGCAATGATGATGCCTGCCGATGTTAAAAGTGCAGGACCTATAAACACATTGCCCGGTGGTATTACATTCTATAATCGTGATATAACTAATGGCAGTAGTGGTGTAACACCGTTATCCCCAACAGGGAATCCCTTGCAAGCAATCATCCAGCAACAAACCGAACTTGTAAGCGATATAAACCAGCATTTCTTTGTAGACTTATTCCGCATGTTAGAAGGAATTGACACAGGTAATATCACAGCAAGAGAGATCATAGAACGTGTTCAGGAAAAAATGAGCCAACTTGGTCCCGTACTCACACGGCTGCAACATGAGTTCCTTCAACCTGTAATAGATAGGATATTTGGTATTTGCCTAAGGAATAACATCTTTCCACAAGCTCCCGACGTATTGCAAGGGCAAGAACTAAAGATTGAATATGTATCAGTACTGGCACAAGCTCAAAAAATGAGCGGTCTTACAGCAATTGACCAGCTCACACAGTATGTAGGGCAGTTATCTCAGATGGACCCGAGTGTGTCAGATAAATTTGATAAAGATACAGCCGTTGACAAGTATGCTGAAATGCTTGGTACGCCTCCTAGTTTGATTCTATCGACCGATCAAGTTCAACAGATAAGACAACAACGGCAGCAGCAGGAACAGCAACAACAAGCAATACAGGCAGCGGCAGAAGGCTCTAAGGCAGCACAGACGTTGTCACAAACTCCGTTAGGACAAAATAGCGCGCTTGATGCTCTTATTCCAGGTGCTGGAGGATACGTTGGGGCAGGTGGTAGCCAATGATAGCAAACTACAATGAAGAAAACGAGAAGTTACAGAAAGAATTGACTAAGCAAAATGTTAACGACTTAAACCATCTTCTATCAACTACCGAAGGAAGACGGTTTATCATGTGGCTATTCAAGTTATGTGGTCAAGAATCAACGTCATTTACAGGGAATAGTCAGACGTACTTTAACGAAGGAATGCGAAATGTTGCACTTGTAGTAAAATTTGAAGCATTAAAGCCCGGAATTAATGGAATGAATCTATTGCAAAAGGCAGAACAAGAGTATTTCGTCTTAGCAAATGACATAAAAGAAAACATCACGAAAGGTGTGAGCAAAAACAATGATGGAATTAAACGATGAAAGGAATGAAACTATGATCCACAATGAATCATCCGCTCACGATAACACAGCAAGCGGATTCGACTTACAACTATTCGCAGAATTAGCAGTAGATGGAACCGTAGTTCCAGACGTACCACCAGCGACAGAATCAGATTCAGCAGCTGCAATACCGACTGATGCAGTACCAGCACCAACAGATAAACCAGCATCGGCGCCAAAATCATTACTAGGTGAAACTTCTACTGATGGTAAAACCGCAGATGTAGCCGCCCCCGATGCATACGAAGACTTTAAACTACCCGAAGGATTTGACTGGGATGAAAAGGTTGGCGGTAGTTTTAAAGAAATGGCAAAAGAGATGGGGCTATCTCAGGATAATGCTCAAAAGTTAGTTGACTTAGGTGCTCAGATGATGGGTGGTCAAAGTACCGCGTTGCAAGATGCTTCGACAGCACAGGCCGAAGAATGGTATAATGAATCAACCAGTAAATTTAAAGATACTGATATTCAAGTAGCGAACAAGGCGTTGTCAACATTCGGTTCTCCAGAACTAATTGAAATGCTTCAAACTACAGGTTTATCAAACAATCCAGAAGTTATTGGAATGTTTAATCGTATCGGTGCATCGATCAGCGAAGGTAAAATGATTGATTCTAATACGGCAGCCGCACAATCGCGGTTATATACTAATTCTCCAAGTATGTATAATAAATAAACAGAAATGAAAGGTGGAAATAAAATATGGCAACAGTAGGAACAGCAGTAACTCTTATGGACATTCGTTCTAGACTTGATCCAGATGGTTTACCTGCAAGAATCGTAGAGGTATTAGCGAAAGAAAACCAGATTGTCAATGATATGCTGTGGATGGAAGGAAACTTACCGACTGGTAATGTAACCACACAGCGCACATCTATTCCAGTCCCAAGTGTTAGACGTTTAAATAGAGGGGTAGTTCCTTCTAAATCAACAACAGCCCAAGTAACGGATACATGCACAATCTTTGAAGATTTCAACGACATTGATGAACATGTATTGTCAATTGCTCCTAATATGGAAGCAGAACGCATGAGCCAAGATGCGGCATTTACAGAAGGTTTCCGCGAAAAGATTGCACAAATGGCATTCTATGGCGATACTGACAATGATGCTGGTGAATTTAACGGATTGCAAAAACGTTTTGCTAAAATTTCTACAACGAAAGGCAAACCTGGATACCAAATTGTAAGTGCTTCTGGTTCAGGAAACGTTAATTCGTCTGCATGGTTTGTAGAATGGGGAGATCAAGCAGTATGCGGCATCTATCCGCGTGGGGAAACAGGCGCGATGACAACTAACGACAAAGGTCAAGTTTCTAAAACTGATTCGGCTGGTCGAGTTATGTATGTTTATCGCACACAGTTCTATTGGAAACCGGGATTAGCAGTAAAGAACTTCCGTAAAGTTTCTCGTCTTGCAAATATCGATGTAACCAATATCCAAACATATGGTCAATCTACAGGCGACGTTTCAGCTAACCTTTTGCAGAAATTCATCATTGCTAAAAATAGAATCTATCAGCCGGGAAACGTTGTTTGCTATGTAAGCAATACTGTATATGATTGGGCTGAAATTATGTTGCAGGATAAAAAGAACGTTTACATTACGCGGCAGGAACTTATGGGGAAACCTCCTCAATTGTATTTCTCCGGTATTCCACTTCGCAGATGTGATGCATTGCTTGAAACGGAATCTACGATTTCGTAATATAATAAAAGAAAGAAGGAATAAAAATGATTTTTGACCAAGAAACAATGTATTCAGACGTTCAGGCATTAACTAATTCGGCAGGAACATATGATTCAACTAATACCATCGATGCTGGCGCAGACGGTGATACTTATACGAACCCTATGTTTTTATTCGTTAAATTAGGGGCTGCCGCAGTTGGCTCCGGTGCTTCAATGGCCATCAACTTGCTTACAGATGATGATGTAGCCTTTGGATCTCCTAAGACTATCCCATTGATCACAGCAACGGCAGTCGCTAGTCTTACTAAGAATGCCGTACTCGTTAAAGAACGTTTGCCATTAGGTATACAGCGTTATAGTAAATTACAGTACATCATTTCAGGTGCAGCACTTACGGCTGGTACAGTTACAGCAGCTATTGTTCCAGAAGTTCCAACAAACTTTTAATTGAGAGGATGACATAAATGAAAAGTATTCCTAAAGTATTTGTATGCACAGTTACAAATCTTTGGGCTGGCAAGTATTGGACGGAGGGGCAGTTTACTGCTCCTATCGATCCAAGTAAAGAAATGCCGCCCGAATCATATTTCGAAGAAATTACAGATCCTTCTGATATCAAATCGATTAGAGACCAGTACGATAAAGAAGACGATGCAGAAACATTCAGCGCATTAACAGATGTAATGGTAGCTCAAAGACGTACTAAGGTAGGCATGATGGCAGAGATTACCGAACCAGAAGAAGTTGAGTCGCTAGAAACAATGCCGCTAAAGAACTTGCAAGAATATGCCAAGTCTATGGGTATTCAAAATGTTGGTAATATGAGCCGCGAAACAATCATCAACAAGCTTAACAAAAGTTGAGGTGTAGATTATGAGCATATCAGATGTTGAAATTTGCAATCTAGCATTGTCTAAGATAGGACAATCAACTATTAACTCATTAACCGAAGCATCGGTGGAAGCAGAAGCTTGCGCGTTATATTATCCTAACGTTCGTGATGCATTACTTCGGTCATACCCTTGGAACTTTTGTTCTAAATCAGTTTCATTGGGAGAAACAAGCGAAGATATACCGGAAAATTCATTCTGGAAATATCTTTACGTTCATCCCTCTGATTGTTTGAGAGTTCAGAAGATATTTGAAAAAGGCTGTTATGCACTAGATGTTCCAAATGATTACGAAATTATTAGTTATCAAAGCGTAAAGTATATATGTTGTGACATTTATCAAGCGTATTGTAGGTACAGCCAAGCGATTGAAGATCCGACAATGTTCGATTCATGTTTTATAGATGCATTCAGCTGTAAACTTGCAGCTGAATTGGCTATACCGATCACAAACAGCACTGACAGGCTTAAAATAGCAATGCAACTGTATCAAAGTTCAATTCAGGCAGCTATGATGACAAATGCAATCGAAGGTGCAGACCAGAAATTTATGTCTGAACATCAGCAGGCTGCTATGAAATACGTAAATTGTAGGAGATGATTACATGCCAACAGTTTTTAGAACAATTCAAAATAGTTTTGCTGGGGGTGAGTTTTCACCTATCCTAAATGCAAGGCAAGATATTCAGAAATATGCAACAGGGCTAGCAACTATGAAAAACTTTTACGTTAAGCCACAAGGGGCAGCAGTCAACCGTCCCGGAACACATTACATTGCAGAGGTAAAAGATTCTTCATCGAAGGTTAATCTTTTACCTTTTGTTTTCTCCGAAAGTATTTCATATGTTCTTGAGTTTGGTAATCTATACGTTAGGTTCTATAGGTCTGGTGGCCAAATAGTAAGTGGATCAACACCTTATGAAGTAGTTACGCCATATACCACAAGCGAAGTATTCCAGTTAAAGATAACGCAGTCAGCAGATGTTCTATATATTGCTCACCCAAACCATCCACCTATGACACTTTCCCGAACAAGTGATACCAGTTGGACAATAGCGGAATTACCTTTTAAATTGGGGCCATTTGCTCCAATGGATAAAGGCTCAATAGTTATGACTCCAAGCGCGACAACTGGAAACATAACAGTTACAGCTAATTCAGCAGCATTTACCGCCAATCACGTTGGTTCTCTTATGAAGTTAGAAACATTCGTTCCTGCTCAGACTACTCACGCTGCGCTTACGTCTTCAACTTCTACTGATACAGTATATGGTCAAGGAACTTGGCTTATGACCACTCATGGAACTTGGACAGGTCGTATATACATTGAAAAGACAATAGATCGTGGTGCAACATGGACAGCACTCAGAAACTTCTCGGCAACGAATGAATATAACATAGATACTTCCGGTACTGAAAATGATGGAATAGTCGGAATGAGGGCTAGACTTGAGTTTACGTCCGGTACCTGTAATATAGATTTACAGTTTGAACCGTTCGTAAATGATGGTGTGGTTAAAATAACAGGATATACAAGCCCTGCAGTAGTTAGTGCGACGGTTCAACAGGATTTAGGCATAACTGCAGGTACTCAATATTGGTTTTGGGGAGCATGGAACAAAGTTAGAGGTTATCCGTCTGCTGTTACTTTTTATCAAAATAGATTAGTTTTAGGGTACACGATAACCGAACCTCAGACATTGTGGTGTTCGCAGACAGGTGACTATGTAAATTTTGGCACATCTTATGTTTCAGAAGATAGTGATGCTATTACAACATCATTAGTGTCTGAAAAAGTTAATGCAATAAGATCATTGAAGTCATTATCTAAAATAATCGCTTTTACGGCTGGTGGTTACTGGCTGATAGGCTCTGGCGGTTCTTCTGATACGTTCACACCGTCTTCTCAATCTGCAAGCGCAGAGGGCATGTTTGGTTCTGCTGACATAAACCCTATTATTATAGGCAATAGGATAATATTTGTAGGTTCTAAAAGCTCCGTTGTGCGTGATGCCGGATATGACATTCAAGCAGAAGCATATGTAGCAAACGACTTAACTCTATATTCAAAACATTTGTTTACGTCACACTCAGTTGTAAATTGGGCTTATGCTCAGGATCCTGATTGCATCTTATGGGCAGTTAGAGACGATGGTATATTGCTTAGTATGACGTATGTTAAGGAACAGCAGTTAACTGCGTGGTCGCATCACGATACAGATGGGCAATTTGAAAGTGTATGCGTTGTTCCGGGCGACGATATGGACTATGTATATGTAGAAGTTAAACGAACTATAGGTGGTGCGACTAAACGATATGTGGAAGTATTTGCGAGCAGAGACACCGAAGGAACTGACACGCTAGATAATAGAGGTGAAACATACGTAAAATATAATTCTT